ATGTATCGCTGTCGGTCGGAAGAGGCGAAAAAATGCCCGTCGAGCGCGGCGCGGGGTTGACGGAGAAGGGCAGAGCAAAGTATAATCGCGAGACGGGATCTAATCTTAAAGCTCCGCAGCCTCAGGGTGGTCCAAGACGGGATTCGTTTTGTGCTCGTATGGGTCCGGTGGCCAAAAAGTCGGACGAGGGTTCTCGTGCAAGAGCGTCGATGAAGCGTTGGAATTGTCCGGGATGGTAATTGATGAATACTTCAGGCACTGTCGGAGCCACTCAAATATCGGTACAAACACTCATCGACCATGGCGCTCGTCGGTGTGGTAAACTCGCCGAAGAACTAACATCAGAGCAAGTATTATCGGCAAAAGAATCGTTATTCTTCTTGCTTTCAAACCTCGCTAATCGGGGTATCCAATACTGGGCGATTGGCACCGAGATATTTGGCACCAAACCCGAACAAGCAAGGTATTACCTTCCCGAAGGCTCGATCGACGCGCTGAATGTCCTTTACCGCACCATGAACCGACCCACCGGCGCGTATTCGGCGTCTTCCGGTGTGGCTGCGAATGCTTTCGATGGTAACACTGATACTGCATGTATACAGTCATCACCCAACGGAAATATCGCGGTAAATTTCGGGGCAACAAACCCAATATATTCGGGGTCAATCGGAATATTACCGGGGGTATCGGGCAGCTTTCATATACTTCTGGAAACGTCCGAAGATGGTTCCACATGGAGCTTGCTTGAGGACTGCGGGGTTACGGCGTGGGTAAACAACACATGGCTCTGGTATGAAATAGAACCCGGCGCGTCGGTAACCTATTACAGAATGCGCGAGACTGGCGGGAACACGCTAAATGTGCGCGAATTCTATGTCGGAAATATGTCTCGTGAAGTTCCGATGGCTCGATTGAATCGTGATGATTATACTTCGTTACCTAACAAGAATTTCATAGCTAACCAGCCATATCAATTTTATTTTGAAAGAACCATTCCACGACCATCTCTGAACTTATGGCCGGTGCCTTCTACTGCATTCGTGCAGATAGTCGCTTGGTATTCGAGACAGATTCAGGATGTGGGCGCACTATCTGGTGATCTTGAGATACCTCAAAGATGGTTTTTAGCTATTCAGTCAATGCTCGCGCATCAAATGAGTCTTGAATTACCGCAAGTCCCTATGGATCGGATATTGATGCTTAAGGGTCAAGCTGACGAATATCTGTACCAAGCTGAACAAGAAGAACGGGACAAATCGCCAATATACTTTGCTCCAAATATCGCGGTATATACGAGGTAGTCATGCCACGATTCATTGACACTTCGGGGTATTCGACAATCGCCATCGGAGTGTGCGACCGTTGCAAGATGAAGCGTCCATTGGCGGTGTTAGAATCAGACCCTAATTTTCCGGGTCTTCGAGTGTGTGATCAGGGCTGCAAAGACCAGTTTGACCCTTATCGATTACCAGCTAGAAAGACTGAAAAGATCGCTCTGCGGTTTCCACGACCAGATGTGAGTGTTGCGACCAATGACGACTATTTAATCACCACCGGATATGGTACTGTGTATATTTCCACTGAACAGAACACGCAAGTGCCTGAAGAAAGCGGAAATTTAGATACTATTGCACCAAGTCCACCTAATGAATCGGGTAATTAAATGTCCGCACAAGTAACTATTACGCAGTTACCAGCCGCCGGTGCGATAACCGGGACTGAACTTGTACCTATTGTTCAAAATGGTCAAACGGTCCAGACGACTACTGGGGCGATTTCTGCGTCTCCAAACCAAACACAGACATTCTTGACAAAGAATCAGGAAATTTCACTGCCTAATTCTGAGTATCTTTCGGCTGGTTCAGGGCTTACTCTTACCAGTGGTGGTGCTCTTTCCTTTTACAGGATAGACCTCGACGGTACTGCAGCAAGTCTAAACAATGCGGCAGGCGGTATCATAGTAAAAAATAGCAGCAGCACCGTTGCAGCCAGATCGATTGCCGTATCTGGAGCGGGGCTAAGTATTTCAAATGCTGATGGAACGGGCGGCAACCCGACCCTCGCATTGTCGGGCGCAGTGGGATCGCTGGCCAACTTAGGTGGTACGGGTATTTTGGCCGTAATTGGCGGTACTACGGTAACTGGCATAAATATTGTCGGCACCACTAACCAAATATCAATTACTAACGGAAATGGTTCCGGAAATCCCACGGTCGCTTTGGCCACCAACCCAATACTGCCGGGTACATCCGCAGTCACCGTTCCAGTTGGTACCACAGCCCAACGAGGGGCAGGCGGTGATGGGCAAATACGATACAATACCGACCTTGCACAATTTGAGGGTTATGCATTTGGTGGTTGGAATCAATTCTCACTCGCAGGAGCGGTACAGACATTTAGTGCGGGGTCTACAGGGTTTACCCCATCATCACCAACGGGTGGTGCGATAGTATTAGGTGGTACTCTCAATGTGTCAGCAGGCGGTACTGGTGTAAACAGTCTTACTGGGTATATAAAAGGTAACGGCACCTCCGCAATGACTGCGAGTGCTACGATTCCAAACACTGATATATCCGGGCTTGGTACACTGTCAACTCAAAATGCAAATTCTGCAGCCATTACTGGAGGGACTGTAGCTGGCGTGGCAGTAACAGGTTCTTCAATAAATGGCTCGGCCATTGGTGCTTTGACGCCTTCTACGGGTACGTTCACTTCGGTGTCGATGACATCGGGAACTATATCGACAACACCATCTAATCCAACGGACATCGTTAACAAAGACTACGCAGATTCCATTGCGGCGGGTTTGAATTACCACCAATCGGTTAATTTCGCTTCGACTGCCGCATTACCTGCTTATACCTATAACAACGGTTCAAGCGGCGTAGGCGCGACAATTACTGCAAATGCTAACGGTGCGTTGTCTTTAGGCGGTGGGTCACCCACCGCTGGCCAGCGCGTACTCGTGAAGAATGAGACTGCTGGCAATGCTGCATATAACGGCGTGTATATAGTTACACAGACTGGTAATGGTTCGACACCATTCATACTGACTCGTGCGACTGATTACAACACTTCAGGCTCAGGCGTAAATAAAATTGACCAAGGTGATTATTTCTTGGTGATTTCTGGCACTCTCGCATCAACCGCTTGGGTACAACAGACACCATTGCCGATTGTTGTAGGCACTACTGCACTGACATTCGTGCAGTTTAATGCGCCAATCACTTACTCGCCGGGCACTGGGCTTTCCGAGTCGCCGACGTACACTTTTAATATTGCCAATACTGGCGTCACTGCGGCAACGTATGGATCGGCATCGCAGACGCTGACCTTGGGCATTAACGCTCAAGGGCAAGTAACTACTGCATCGAATACGTCAATCGCCATCAGTTCTGGGCAGGTTTCTGGGCTTGCAGCGTCCGCGACGACCGATACGACTAACGCATCTAACATCACCTCAGGAACACTGCCTACAGGCCGTATGACGGGTTCCTACACGGGTATTACTGGTGTGGGTACGCTGACCGCAGGAACATGGAACGGCAGCACCATAGGGGTTGGATACGGCGGCACTGGACTGACTGCGACGCCGACAAATGGTCAGTTGCCGATTGGTAATGGAACAGGGTTTTCCCTTGGCACTTTGACGGCGGGAACGAACGTCACGATTACCAATACTGCCGGTGGTATTCAGATTGATGCCACGCCATCGCAAGGTGGCACGGTAACCTCGGTGGCCATGACGGTTCCGTCGTTCTTGTCGGTAAGTGGTAGCCCGATTACGACTAGCGGCACCTTAGCGGTAAGTTTGTCTGGAACGGCATTGCCGGTGGCCAATGGCGGTACTGGAGCTACGACTCTGACTGGGTATGTCAAAGGCAATGGCACGAGCGCCATGACCGCCTCGACGACTATTCCAAGTACTGATATAACCGGTTTAGGCAGCATGGCTACCCAAAATGCCAACAATGTGGCAATTACTGGTGGCACAATTGACGGAACGATAATCGGCGGCACAATAGCTTCTACAGGAACATTTACAACTGTGACCGCCACTAGCGGCATCTTTGGAGGTACTTTCTAATGGCACAGGCAGGCTACACACCAATTTCGCTGTACTACAGCACTACCGCTGCTGCCGCGCCAACGGCTGGTAATCTGGCAAATGGCGAATTGGCTATCAACATTAATGATGGCAAGCTGTATTACAAAGACAGCGGCGGCTCTGTTCAGCTTATTGCATCGAAAGCAGGGGCATCTGGTTCTGTTACCTCAGTTGATGTTAGTGGTGGAACGACAGGGCTTACGACCTCTGGGGGTCCTGTCACTACCTCTGGAACTATTACTTTAGCTGGCACACTTGCAGTAGCAAATGGCGGTACTGGTCAAACGACCTATACCGATGGCCAATTGATGATTGGTAATTCCACGGGCAACACACTCACCAAGTCTACGCTGACTGCGGGTAGCGGCGTAACCATTACAAACGGCAGCGGGTCAATCACAATTTCTGCTACAGGTTCTGGTGGCACAGTAACTTCTGTTACCGCTTCATCTCCGTTGGCGTCTTCTGGCGGGAATACACCGAACATCAGTTTAACTGGCACTGTGGGTGTAGCAAATGGTGGTACTGGTGTTGCTTCACTAACCGCGAACAATGTGATTATAGGCAATGGCACTTCCGCAGTTAATTTTGTAGCGCCGGGAGCAAATGGAAACATACTCACTTCAAATGGCACAACATGGGTTTCATCAACTCCATCTGGTGGTAGCGTTTCTTCAGCCAAAGTTTATTTCATGGGACAATTTTAAGGAGCAATCATGCCTACTGGAACATTAGGTCAATCTTCACCAAGTGCCGTTACGAACACGACGCTGTACACCGTGCCTTCTGCAAAAACGGCGACGTTCAACGTATCTATCTGCAATACCAACGGTTCGCCAGTAACGGTACGACTAGGGGTTTGTGCAACCAGCACACCTGCCGCTGGAGAGTATTTAGAGTACGACGCCATCATCCCACCGAATGGAGTGTTGGAGCGAGGCGGTATAGTGGCAAGCGCCAATAAATTAGTGGTCGGCTATGCAAGTACGACCAACGTAAACTTCAACGTCTACGGTTACGAGGAGTAAAGACATGAGCCGAGCACTTTCTTTAATCGCCCCAACTACTGGTTATGCGTCACCTAACCAACTGGTCACGGCGCAGTTGGCAACGAATGTTGGGTTTAACCCGAATGATTATGTGTATGCCTATGGCAATAACCAAGTAGGAAATCTTGGTTCGACGATTGGCGTTGGACTGGTCAGCACTTATATCGCCGGAACTAGGGTAAACGGTGCAGTGCAAACCGGATTTACACCAACGTCAGTCATGTCTGGGCCTTATTCGGCCTCCGCTACTTATACAGGAACCACGCGCACTCAAAATACGATATTTCAAGCGTTTACGAACGTCTCTGCGAACAATGCCAGCTCTCTTAAGTCCTGTGTATTGAACAACGGAAATATAGCATTGGTTTTTAGAGATACAGTAGCTAACGATTTAAAGATAGCAGTATTTACTAATGCGGGAGTATCTGTAAAAGCCGCTACCACAATTTCTACCCAAACGAGTGCCGGTGTTCAAAACCTTGCACTTGGAATAAGTGCTATGACTGATGGTGGTTTTGTGGTTTGTTATACAAGTAGTACTATTTCCTATTTCCAGCGTTTCGACAGCGCTGGGACTGTTACTGCTTCTGAAACTGCTCTATCTGGAACTTTAAATAGCGCTCAAAACTATATGAGTATTGCTGCGGGGGTTAACGGCGGTTTTGGTATTGTTGGGAACAACTCTAACCAGCAAGTGTATGGGCAATCATATAGTTCCTCTAATGCCTATTTAGGGCAGCTCAGTTTATCAGGGACTGCGGTTAATGGATATGACAATGGTATTGTGGGGCTGTCAAATGGGAATTATGCGATTGGATTAAACAATTTTGCGAACAACATTAGATTTGCCATAATGTCTGCCAGCGCAACTGAAGTACTTGCGTCAACAAGCATAACTAATTCACCAAATGAGCCGTTTAATATGGCGGCGTATGATGGTGGTTTTATTGTGAGTAACCGAAATCCTTCGAATGGTCAAGGTCGGTTACTCTCCGTTACGAATAATGGAACTGTTATTAGCAGTAGCGCAACGAATAGCATTACTAGTGCTTTTTGCCAAGTTTGTGTTGGCGCGGAAAATAACACCGCCTATATGATGGTTTATAATAGCGGCACAGGATCTTATAATGTAAGTAGATTTACTTCAATTAATTCATCGGCGATTGCGTTTTCATCGCAAGGTGACATAAGTGGCTTTGCTCCAAATAATTACGCATACAATAACTTCTACAACGCGCTAAATGGATCGCTATACTTTGCAGCATTCAACGCTAGTAAACCCGCATTCATTACTGTAAATCAAGCCACTTACACTCAGAACACGACAACGCTGACGAACACAGGATTTTATACACCAACGAACGGTTATTACTTCCTCGGTATCGGCGCAACCACAGCAGCGGCAGGTAGTTCGGGTCTGATTTATACCAACGGCGGTATTGCTTTACCGTCTACTTATCCAAATGTTTCCACTGGTTATGCGTTTGATTACCAGAGCAATTCGTATTGGGCGCAACGTGGAACCGTCAACGGTCGAGCAATTAATTTGCAAGGAGCACAATAATGTCAATTCCTCAAATAGGTTCAATCAATAACCCAGTCACTGGGGTATTTGGCACTGGTAACGTGCAAGTATTTAGTTCGTCCGGCACATGGACGGTACCAACCGGCATAGGCAAGGTAAGAGCGCGTATGTGGTGTTGCTGTGCATATGCTGGTGGTGGCGGAGGATTTGCCATAAGAACCATTTATGATCTCTCTGGGGTAACGTCAGTATCCGTCACGGTCGGCGCAGGTGGTACATCAACTTCATCTACTGGCGGCACATCTTCATTTGGCTCGTATGTCAGCGCTACTGGAGGTACTAATAATAGTACCGGTGGGTCTGGTTCAGGCGGTGATACAAATACTTCAGGCGGCAGTGGGAATAGTTCGAACGGTGGTGGGGGCGTTGGAAATATTTTTGGTAATGGTGGCAATGGCGCATCCAGTGCTATTTCTGGCGGTGCGGGTGCTTCTGGGGGTGGCGGCGGTAATACTTCGGCTGCAAACGGCGGTAGTGGATTAATTGGTACGGGTGGAAGTTGGATAACTACTAGCGGCGCTTCTATTCCACCAACCAGTGGAATCAGTGGAACGTTCAGCATAGACTTGATTGGTGTGG